AAGATGAATGCTATCATAGTACCGTCAGAGTTTACTAAATCAGTGCTGAGAAGATCGGGAACTTTATCTAAAGAGGTTTATGTCATTCCTGAGTGGTATAATGAAAATCTAAACAAAGCTGAAAAGATCAAGCTTAATTTAAATCCAAAATTTAATTTTTTATCTATAGGCACTATCACAGCAAGAAATGCTGAAGATGATAGAAAAAACATGTTTTACATGATTAAATGGTTTTGTGAGGCTTTTAAAGATAATAAAAAAGTAGGCTTGGTATTAAAGTGTTCACATGGCAAAGGGACAGCTATTGACAGAAAGATAACACTTGATACAGTACAAAATGTATTAAGCCAGGTCCGTGTAGGAAAATTTCCTAAAGTTTCTGTAGTACATGGAAACATGGATGAGGTCGAAGTTGCAGGTCTATATAATCATCCAAAAATTAATTGTTACGTTACAGCTACGAGAGGCGAGGGTTATGGTTTGCCGCTAGTAGATGCTGCAGCATCAGGTATGCCTGTTATAGCTACAAATTGGTCAGGACATTTAGATTTTTTAGGAGATAACTTTCTTAAGGTATCATGTGAACTAACTGAGATATCTCAGAGTAGAATTGATTCACGAATATTTATCAAGGATTCTAAATGGGCAAAAGTTAATGAGGAAGATTTTAAAGAAAAATTAATAAGTGCTTATAAGGAAAATAAAAAGTATGCAATTGATGCTAAAAAGCATCAGAAGTACGTAAAAGAAAATTTTTCTAAAGAAGCAGTTATTAAAATTTACAATAAATTTTTAAGTAATCTAAATGAAATTTAGTTTTTTATTTTTTAAGCAAATAGGTATATGAATGTTCACAGTAATGTTAATTCTAAATATTATTTTGTTTTTGTTGAGTTGTGTGTCAAGTTACTACGCTATAAAATTTGGCTTACTGTTATTAAAGATTGAAGATGAAATAAATGATTCACTTAGTGATATCGATACGTCATTCAAAATCTTTAATGAAATATTACAGAAACCAATTTTTTTCGATTCTGTTGAAGTTAGACAGTGTGTTAACGAAATTAAAAGAACACGTCAGATGATTATACGAATTGCAAATCGTCTTACTAGTGTTAATGAAAACATTGAAAATCAAGAAGGAGCAGACATTGCAGAATTCATTAGGGAAGAAAAAAGTTAAAAATTTAACTAAACGAAAAAAAAAGAGTAAGAGAAAGTTATATTTTGGACCACAAACAGACGAGGCCATTAATAATTATCAAAAAGAAGAAGATCTAGAAAAAAGAAAATTAATTTATACCCAAGTTATTCAGCCCAGTTTTTCAAAACTGGCAGAGAATTTAATATTCATCCATGGTTTTGCTAAAAATCATCATAGTTATGAGTCATTAAAGGGTGATTGTGTTTCTTTTCTATTCGAAACTTTACAAAAATTTGACGGAAGTAGAGGTACTAAAGCTTTTAGTTACTTTAATGTAGTGGCAAAAAACTGGTTAATTATACAGTCTAAAAAAAGAGTCAAAAATTTAACAAGACATGTAAGTCTTACAAATTTCCAAGACTTTAAAGCACAAGACAAAGAATTAATAGAGATGTACAATTATGTACCTCCCCAAGATTTACGGTATATATCAAAAGAAAATAGGCTTATATTGACTGAGATGTTTGGTAAAATAAGAAAAAGAATTAATTCTCCAAATGAAATAGCTTGTATGGGTGCAATTGAAGTACTTTTTGATAAACTTGATGATCTAGATTTTTTAAATAAGCGCGCTGTATTTATATACATGCGTGAACTTTCTGGATTAACACCAAAGCAACTATCTGTAGCAATGTCAAATATAAGAAAGCATTACAGAGATATAAAAAAGAATAATGAAGAGTATTACTCATTTTTCTTTTTAGATTAGAAAGGTATGAAAATGAGCAAAAACATAGATAATGAAATAAAAAAAGCTAAAAAGAAAAAAACAAAAATAGAACAGTTTAGTGATCTATTAGATGGGCTTACAAATACTGAAGATAAGAAAAAAATGCTATGGAAAGAAGCTTATGAAAACGCGCTCTATGATAGGGAAAATGCCAATATACTATTGACTGATTTACTACTACAAGTCAAGGGTAGTGTTCCTCTTCATACTTCATTAGGTTCAGTAATGGCAAAATACCTTGAAAGAATGAGCAAATCAAATGATCAAATACTTAAACTAGCAGAATTAGTAGCAAAAGAAGAAGAAAGTAATGAGATTTCTTCGGACGATATATTTAATAAAATAACGAGTTAAATATGTTTGAAAGAATGAGAGACAGAAGGCTTAGTCGGCATGGAAGTAATATAATAACTTCTGAAGAAAGAAATACAATAGGCAAGGGTACAGGAAATGCGCAAGCTTATGAAACAGCAGTTGTCGTTGATTTTGTTTCGAATCCAGTAGATTTCTTATCTGAAAAAATTGAAACTGTTATAACTAAACCTGATGCTATTCTAGCAAAAAGATCTGGATTTGGCAATAAAGTTAAAGAAAAAATTGATAAAATTAAAAAATTTAACAATAATGAAGGAGAGACACTGATAGGTTCTTCAAGGACTTTGCAAGAAATTAAGCAATTAACAAGATTGGAGGCAATGACAAATCCACAAAGCAATAAGCTTGTTGACAATCCTGAATTGGCTAAATTAATACCTCGAAATAGTATAATAGCTATTAATGTGACAGATCTATCCAGGCCTGATCGATCATTACCTGAAATATTTTTACCTTTTTTTCCTTCACATTTTTCCCTTCCTGTTAAACCTGGGGAGCATGTTTGGGTTTTCTATGATAACATAGGGGGCAAAAGAGTAGGCTATTGGATGTTTAGAAAGACTGCAACATTACCAGTTGATGATTTAAACTATACACATGCAGATAGAGAAGGAAATGTGTCTACTGCTTATAGAATAATGAATTCTACAAAAAAGTCTTTGAAAAAGAAAGAAATTGTAGAAAAATTATTCTCCGGTTTCCCAAATACAGCAGCAACATTATCTGAAGATTCCGCAACGCTTGAAGGGGCTAATGATTATGAGGAAATAATCAAAAATTCTAAAAGCTATAATGAAGAATTTATTGGTGAACCTGTACCTAGATATAGTAAAAAATGCAGTGATTTAGTACTACAAGGCTCAAATAATACTTTAATAGTCATGGGCCACCAAGATGATGTAAATACAGGCTGTATAAAATTAATAGCAGGAAGAACGGTATCAGATAGTCAAGTTTTAAAAAATATAAGACAAAATGAAAAGAAATATGAGCATAAAGAGTTAAGTTCTTATGGAGATATACTCACGCCAAAGCAATTTTTACAAAAAATACCACAAACTATAAACGAAGTTGATGAATCTTCACAACAATTTAATGAAGCTGAGGTTGTAATTGCCCAGACAGGTATAATTGCATCAAAAGCTAATAGGGAAATTACAGCCCGGGCTGCTAGCAGCAGTTTCTTACGAATGAATTCAGGTGATATATCACTTAGTAGATCTTCTAATTTTGATTATTCAAGCAGCCAAATTACACTAATAAATGGTCAGTTAGGTATAGAAGCACGAAATGTAGTTAGTTTAAGATCACCAGGAGGTGAAATTAAAATGGCTTATACTGGTGACACTTTAAATCCAACACAACCTGCTAAAATATACATGAACGATGGTGATGAACCATATGTAATACATAGTGCATTAGAAGAAGTTTTAGATGTACTACTTTCTGATGTACAAAAAAATAACATGATTGTAGATTTAATAATTGAAACAATGGTATCAACGTTAAATGGGATATTACCCACTACCGGAGAAGCTTTTAAGGAAACTATAGATATAGCTTTGCAGGCAGCAGGTGGAAGTTTTGATTCATTACTCACAACTGATGAATTGATAAGAATAACACAGTCACCAACAGGCCCTATGACGAAACTTAAGTCTAGATCAATATTTGGCTCAGAATAATAGGAAAGTATATGTCAAGTTACAAATTTAAAAGTTCAGGAAGAAAATTCAATATACAAAGAGACAATGCTGATGTTGAAGCAGAAATTGCTGATGCTTTACGTCCTATAGGAATATTAACACCTTTGAAGCTATCGCAAGATGATAGAAGTTCTCTTTTTGAGCAAAGTTTTGATTTAGTAGATCAAATTAGAGATAATTTTAGAAATATGCTTTTAACTTCTCCCGGCGAGAGATTGGGAAGATTTGACTTTGGTACAGGCTTAAGAAATCTAACTTTTGAGATGATAGCACAAAATGATGATTATGAATCAATAATTATGGAACAAATAAAAGAATCAGTTGATAAATTTATGCCCTATATTAATTTAAAAACAATGACAAGTGATCATTTTATTACTGACACTCAAACAAGTGACAGACCTCTAGCTAAAATAATAGTTGTTGTTGAGTATGGTATTCCGTCGCTCTCAGTCATTGATCAAAAAATTGATTTAGTGTTGTACGCAGCAGGATAATTACTAAAGAGGATTAAAAATAATGGCAAAAAATGTAAAAAAAGATTTAGTTAGATCTCGTGATTTAAATTATCTAAACAAAGATTTTAATAACTTTAGATCAGATTTAGAAAATTATGCTCGTGTTCATTTTTCTGATGTAATTAGCGACTTTGGAGAAGCTAGCCTAGGAGGCATGTTTTTAGATATGGCGGCCTATGTAGGCGATGTGATGTCTTTTTATCTAGATCATCAGTTTAGTGAATTAAGTCTTGAAACTGCTACAGAAGAAGAAAATATTGAACAGCTTATAAGAGATTCAGGGGTTAAAATTATGGGAGCTAGTCCAAGTTTATGCTCTATTGATATTATCCTCACAGTAACTGCTGTTACAGAAAATGGCGTTTACAAACCTAACAAAGCACAATTACCGGTAATAAAACAAGGATCCCAGTTTGAATCACTTAATGGTATTAAGTTTGAAGCTGTTGAAGATGTAAATTTTGCAGAAAAAGATAAGTTTGGTGTTTTAAAATGTGAAGTAGTCATAGATGCTGTTGATGTAAATAATAATCCAATATCTTATCTTGTCAAAAGATCTATTCTAATAAGCAGTGGGCAAACAACTGAAGAAGAATTTACTATTACTAACTTTGTACCTTTTAGAACAATAACATTAGCAAATCAAGATGTTTCTGAGATTATATCTATAAAAGATCTAGAACTTAACAGTTACTATGAAGTTGAAAGTCTTGCACATGACATTGTTTTCCAAGCAAATCCCAATATCAATGATGATAAAGATAAATCAGAATTTAGTTTAAACTTGGAACCGGCTGCAAGAAGATTTATAACAAATACAGATTATCAAACAGGACAGACAGCAATTAGATTTGGATCAGGTATTTCTGAGTATGAAGATGAAGATGTAATTCAAGATCCTACAGACTATGCGCTACCCCTTTATGGTGAACGTACTAATTTTAAAGTTAACGCAGTTGACCCGGGTAATTTACTTGAAAGTAACACACTGGGCATAGCACCACAAAATACAACTATAGCTATAAAGTATCGATATGGAGGAGGATTAAGTCATAATGTTGAAGCCCGATCTATAACAAACATAAGATCACTTGAAATACAATTTCCTGTCACAACATCAGATATTGTACAAAACTCTGTAAGGAATTCAGCAATAGTTACAAATCCTAGGAAAGCTAAAGGAGGGGAGTCACGGCCAACTTTAGAAGAGTTAAGAAATATAGCATTTAGTGCTAGATCCGCGCAGGCAAGAATTGTTAATGTTCAAGACTTACTTTACAGAATCTATACAATGCCAACAAAGTTTGGTAGGGTTTATCGCGCAGGAGTCTCTAAAAACCCAATCTCTAATAGTATACTAATACATGTTGTTGTAAGAAGCAGAGATCAAAAGCTAGAAATAGCAAATGATACGCTTAAGGATAATTTAGCAATCTATGTTAACGAATATAGACTAGTCTCTGATAGCTATGATGTAGTTGATGCACAAATTATTAATTTAGGTGTTGAATATATTATATCACCAGAAAAAGGTTATAATTCTAATGATGTAATATCTAGATGTAATAATAATATTATATCATATCTAGATACAAGCAATATGCATATTGATAAACCTATTAATCTTACAGACGTTATGAATATTTTGATCAATACAGAAGGAGTTCTTTCACTCGCTGGGTTAAGGTTTATTAATAAAAAAGGCAATGATTCAGGATCAGGTGTATATTCAGACGTAATATTTAATGTTTTAGAGAATACACGAAGACAGCAATTATTTCCCCCGCCCGGAGGTATATTCGAAATAAAGTATCCTGATTCTGATATTAAAGGAGCAGTATTGTAATGTATTTAGTATTATCAGCTAGCAAAGACACGTATATAACTAATAAAATAATCAATAATAGCTTTAGAGCAACTGACGCAAATGTAGGTTTAGCAGGAACTCTTGACTTATTCAAGCTTTATGATGAGTCTTCTGCACTTACCACAGATACCTCAGTAAACGCACCAATAGTAGGCACTAATTCAGAGCCTATTGAGTTTTCTAGAGTGCTAATCAAGTTTGATTATGACGAGTTGAGTAGTTTACTTGATCGAGGAAAGGTTGACATCAATAGTAACAGCTTCAAAGCTTTTTTATCGCTTAAGGATGTCTATGGTGGCCAAACTACACCCAATAATTTCAAAATAATAGCAATGCCTCTTTCTAAATCTTTTGATGAAGGTAAAGGAAGGGATATCGTAAATTTTGCAGATATTGATACAACAAATTTTATAACATCATCATATTCAAATGGAACAACACATGCTTGGAATAGTTCAGGTGCATTAGCCTCAGGTAGCCTAGATGATTTAAATATTGATGTTATAATAAGCGGTTCACTGGAAGGGCCATCAGGTATACAAATACTGAATTTATCATCTGAGCAATTATTTGAAACAGGTAAAGAGGATTTAAATTTAGATATTACAAATGCTGTATCAGCATCTTTATCAGGACAACTGACTAATCATGGATTTTTAGTAGCATACTCGGGTTCTTACGAAAAAGACGCAAAAACATATTTTGTCAAGAGGTTCGGCTCTGTTAATGCATCTAATGTCTTTAATAGACCAAGTATAGTTATCAACTATGATGATTCAGTTACTGACAATCATAGAAATTTTATATTTAGTGTTACCGGTTCACTTTTTTTAAATAATTTTCATCTAGGTAGTCCGACAAATATTCTATCCGGAACTGCAGGTACAGAAATAAAAGAAGATAGCTGCATGAAGCTTATTTTAAAATCCGGATCTTATTCTAGTACACATTCTGTATCACAACATAAAGTAGGCGATCAATATCAAACAGGCATATATTCATCATCATTTGCTGTAAGCGAATATCATGCAAATCTTTTTTCACATGTAAAATCTGCCAATTCTGCTTCTTTTACACAGATCTGGTCTTCAAACGACTTAACTGTAGGCTATCTAACTAGTTCTTTGATCATTAAGTCACCATTTAGATCAGCCTACGATGGGTCTATTCAAAGACTTATAGTCACGTGTAAAAACTTAAGAGACGTTTATAGAAAAAATGATGAAGCAAAAATTAGAGTTTTTATTGAAGATAGAGCTGAAAAAGTTATTTTTACTAAGACACCTGTAGAAAATATATCTGCAATATTTAGTCAGATGTATTATAGAGTAGTCGATATACAAACAGGAAAAGTTGTAATTCCTTTCGACGCAATAAACAAATCAACCAAACTTTCTTCTGATTCCGAAGGTATGTTTTTTATAATGTATATGAAAAGCTTAACCCCGGGAAGAACTTATAAATTCGAATTTTTAATTAAAGATTTTGATAGTGATTTTTTCATCGACGATGCATCAGGAAAGTTTATCATAGATAACAGAAGTTAACAAAGCTAAGCGTAGGTGAAATTTTGAAAAAAAGAGTTTTCCAGAATAGAGGTATATTATTTGAACCTACAATAAGAAGAGAGTCGGGTTTTGTAGCTGATATTAATTTTAGCAATTACTTATATAGATCTAATAATGAATTAATTCATGAATCAAAAAGAGGTAAAAGTCTATCTGAGGGCGCATCTCCTGAGTCAAAGACAGGAAAAATATTCTCTACTAATGAATATAATATTGATTTTTCAAAATTTGAAAATCACACATTCTTCGATTCAGCTATTTCTAAAACAAACATTGGATTTGACAGAATAGTCAATAATTATCCTTTTGATGGTTCTAGACAAGATACAAAAGATTTTAGAAGTAACTCAACAGGTTTTGAAACTTATGTTTTCGATAATTTCCCTAACAATAGAGGATATTTGATATTTAGACCTGATGGTTCAACTAGTCAGCATATATCAGTCAAAGACTTACAAGGATATCTGTATTCTTCAGATAATACCAAGAAAACAAACAATCCAGTATTTTCACCCAACAAATCCGGATTTACAGTAGAATTTTGGGTTAGAATCCCACCGCATAGTAATAATAAACAAGTCTTGTGCCAGCTTATTGATACCAGTAGGTCAGGATTGTCATTGACAATTGACAATGATGCGGGCACAGCAAACTGTAATTTAAATTTTTCCTTGCTTTCAGGAAGTAACTATGAAACTATAGAGTCTAGTATAAGTAAAGGTACGTTTGTTCATGTTGCTGCTGTGTACAATAATAAAAAGAAATATACTAGTCTCTTCATTGATGGAGATCTTAAGGTCACTTCTAGCATTAGAAACTTTAATAACTTAGAAATGCGTCAGTCAGATTTTTTAATAGGCTCAGGTAGCGCGTATAATGAAGATCTAACAACAGTTTTTACTCCTGTTGAAACATTTTCCGGATCGATGGATGAGTTTAGATTTTATCATGGAAGCAAAACCCACAAACAAATAAATAGAAGCTTAAGATCTTCTATTTACAAAGATGATGAAGAAAATTTGGATCTTAAGCTTTATTTTAAATTTAATGAACCGGAAGGAACTTATAGTGGGAATAATTTAGTTTTGGACTATTCTGGTAATAGTTTGCATTCACTAGTTAGCGGTCATACATCTGCAATGAGAATTACCGGATCAGCTGATAAGCTTCCTCTTACACAAGAAATATCAAAAGAATCAGTAGTTCTTTTTCCTGATTACACACCGGTAAAGAATTTTAATTCTAGTCTACTTACATCAGCATCTAATTATGATATTATCAACCCCAACATCATTACAAAACTTATACCTGTCCACTATCTTTTAGAAGGGCAAGTTAATGAAGGTATGTCTAACTTAACAGGTAGTATGGCTAGTGTAATCAAGGGAGGTAACTTACCAGATACAGGGCAAATTGGAAATTCTCAATTAATTATTTCTTTTTTACTAATATGGGCAAAATTTTTTGATGAATTAAAAATCAATATTGATAACTTTTCAAACATACTTAGTCTTTCTTACGATAGCTATGAAGGAAGTTCTACACCATTCTATAGACTTGCTGCGGAACATAGAGGCATTAAATTGCCACAAATAATCAATAGAGATGTCGATTATTTAAAATTTGCTGAAGGTCTAAACCTATCTAGTCTTGACAGCTTATCTAAATTATCATTAAATCAAGTGCAAAATGAGATCTGGAAAAGGCTTTTGCTAAATATAAAGCAAATACACAAGGAGAAAGGGACAAAAAGATCTATTAAGTCATTGTTTAATTCTTTTGGATTAGAGTTTAACAAATATTTTGACTTAAAAGAATACGGAGGGCCAAGAGCACACTATCTATCAGATCTTAGAAAGTTTGATAAAAAAGTTATAAGGTACATAGACTTTAGTGGATCTGCGGCAAGTAGAACTGCCGCAGATCAGCTAGATATCAATGCACAAGGTTTTAGCGCAGGAACAGCAGGCAGAAAAGCAGCACCTTACTTAGTTTCACCTTTCCTTTCTGGCTCAAGATTAGAAGTCGGCTATCCTTCGCTACCTGTTGGTGCACAAGCCACAGGAACGGTTGAATGTTTAGAAACAAACCCAAGTCTTTATAATAATGACACAGTAAAAATAACAGACACAGACGGAACAACAATTATTTATAAATTTGTTACTGCTACAACAGCAACAGGTACAATAGATGGTAGTGATGGAGAAGGTAACAGAATTATAATAGTATCTTTGCACGGACTAGCTGCTTCTGTGTCAGCCTACGCATTAGAACTAAGAGACGCAATTAACCATGCAAACGGTCATAATGGAACAATAGGCATAGTGCAATCTTCAGGAGAACTTACACTAACACAG